CCGGATTGCTGATAATCATTTTCATCAAAAAATATATAACGCCATGTATCATCAAATTTTACATAGTATGTGTTGTCGGCTTGTTTAGGCAGTTCATATACACCATTTTCTTTTTTTGATGTTTGTTCTAGCAATACATGCTCAAGAAGTGCAGCTCGTAAAACATCATTAAATGTTATAGATCTTGTCATATAAATAAATATAGCGTAAAAGTAAACACGATGGTTGGAAATGTGCTATGTATTTCATATTATTGTAATATAATTAACCAATTAAATAATTAAGAGCCATGAAACGTTTAGTATTGTTGTTATCATTATATTCAATTAATATCATTTCTCAAACAACAACATCTTCTTCTAGTTTAATTTATATTGGTTCTGCAGTTTCTTATTCAGAAAACAAAGAATTATCTAAATATATATTTGATTATTTTAATACGTATAGAAATTCAATTGGTTTAGATAATTTTGTATGGAACGATAAAGCATACGAATCAGCAAATAATTGGAATATCATTTTAGCAAATCATGATCTATACGGTCATTCTGGAGATTCAAAAGATCGAAATTTATATCATTATTCATCATCCTATCATTACGAAATCATTAATGGGACCATTACTAATGAATCATATTCTGGAAATAGTTTGCAAAAACAAATTATTGCCGATTCCATGTTACGTTCATTTTTACGATCTCCATGGCACGAACCCGTTTTATGTTCCGAAGTTAAAACGCCGCAACAATCAATTTCTAAAACTAAAAAGAATGTATATGGCGGAGCTTATATGAAATTGGCAAAGTATGCAGCCGTATCGGTTATAGTAAAAAATATGGGCCACTATACACAATATATTCTAATAATGCAGTTATATATAGAAATGCCATAACTATTTAGGAAGTTCTTGAGCACTTTGGTTGAATTTACTAAACATTGAGAGTAAATCGTTATTTGAAGCAAGCCTTTCAATAACAGCAGCAGTTTGTTTTTGACTAGAAATTTGGTCTATTAAATCTTTTGTTAATTGAGTTTCTCCATTAGGACCAGTTATTGAGAAAAATATAGTTCCATCGGGTCCTAATTGAGGATATATGCTTCCGACAACCAATGGTTTCGTTTCAATAGTAGCATTAGCTAATTCAGGCACTGCTTTAAGTTTTTCTTCTACGTTTGCAGCTCGTTTTATTGCAATTGGCCCTAGGCCTCCAAAATATTTATTAGATGAATATGGATTTCCCCCTTGTGAACCTTTAAATAACATATTAATAGTTTGTTGTGTGTTTGCAGTTGGCCATATAAAATCTGGTTTTAACATGTAGTTATCATCACCAATTGCACCTTGATCATTTGTAACTTTTAAATCAGCATCAGTAAGATTAGTAGCTGTTTTAAATTTTTCTAAATCGCCATTATAATCAGCTAATGAATTATTACCACTTACGCCGGTTTGATTTATAATTTTAGATATAGTCCATCCTTTTAGTAATGGATTTTTTAAAAAATCATTAACAATTATAGAAACAGCTGCATCAATATTAACATTTGTATCAATTCCTTCCATCGTTACTGGAACTGATTGAAATTCTCCAGGTTGTGGTACAAATGTACTAGAAAATCCCGACGTTATTGAAACTCCACCTTTAAGACGATATAAATATACTGTGTTAGAAGTTGTCATGGTTCCGGTTAAATCTTGCTTTCCGGCATCATTCAAAATATTGTCTGCATCGATAGCATATTGCTCACTCCCTCCTGCAGTCCAATTTTTATTGTTGAATATTGACCCTAAATTATAAGTGTTTAAGTAGATTAAAAAATTAGCAACTGACACACCGGTTTTATAATTTGCAATGTTAATAGTACCATCTGCACTAGTAGATAATTTAATTTCAGCAACATCTACAGTAAATTTCATGGAAGTAGCTTCAGCACCATTTAATGCTTTTTCAATAACCGCATCATTACCAGCAGCTCTTTTAGATAACAGTGATCGAAACCACCCTCCTATAGATCCATTCATTGCTGCAGCTGCCAATACGTATATTGGATTTAAATTATCTTTAACTGGAACGTTCCGTATAGTACCTGCTGCATTTTTCATAGCCATGGATTTGCCGTTAACAACGTCTAACAACGCAAGTTGCTCCGGCGTAATTGTGATTGCACTAGGCTCGTCGCCTACAGCTTCAAGTATTCTACGAATAACTGCTGCAGCTTGGCCTAAATTTTTAGTACCAAACCGCAGCATGTTTTCTGCTAAGATTTTTTCAGATCGCATGAATTATTTTTTTTTGTAATTATATCAATTAGTTTCCGGTTTTTTCTGTATCATCTTGTTCTCTTTTGCCGAACATGTAATCTAAACCGCTATCGCTACGTACGGAATAAAAATTAAATACTTTACTCATATCTTCAGCTGCGCCTGCTGCACCCTTTGGTATCATTGTTGCCGGAATCGATATTTCTTTATTTGGTCCTTGTACTGTAAATGTTACTTTACCAAATCTAGATTCTTCCTTTCCGGCGGCTAAAACTGGTGCCGTCGTCACCGGAACACCAGGCATTTTTGCTTCTAATTTAGTTTTAATATTATTTGCTCTAGTGATAGCTAAAAAATCTTGTCCACTACGTCCCGCCTTGGCAGGCCCGGCACTTAATCCTGCAGGATCGTTTACATTTGCATCTGTAATACCGGCAGCAGTTAAATCTGCTACAGATACTCCGGTCATCGTAGAGAATGCTGCAGCAGTTCCAGCTGATACTTTTTCACCTAATGATGCTGCCGTTTCTACTTGTATTCCGGTTATTTTCCATCCTGCGCCGCCAAACTTAGGATCGTTTTGAAATCCAGTAAGTGCATCAATTACTGGTTGAAATGATGCATCTGTTACTGCAACTTTTCCGGCGGCAAATGTATCTTTAGGAATCGGAATCGGTTGTGTCTCTCCAGGTACCGGTACAAATGTTGATTTAGTAATCTCTTTTCCGGCTTTTGAAACACCCATTTTTTGCGTTGCATAAAAGCATGCTTCGCGAAGCGTATATAAAGAACGGGTTTGCAAATCTAAATATCCCGTGCTATCAATATCGGATTGATCTAAATAATATTGTTGAACACCTTCAGTTGTCCATTTTGTGGCTAGTATGTTCATTAAATTATACGTATTCAGATATGTTATTAATTCCGTATAATCTGACCCAGTCTGATAATCGCCTGATAAACCCGCAGCCGTAGTTACTTCTCCTAATGTTGCAACCTTCGTCGGATCTTCTGCTGATGGATTAACTGATACATTATCGTAATCATAAAATTTCATATTATCTGCTTCTAACCCGTCTAATATTCCGCCTGTATACAACCCTTGAGCATTAGGGGTACCAAGTAATCGTTTTTCAAATGCACCTTTTGCTCCTACTAATTTTAGCAATCTGCCTTCTCCAAATTGGGCGGCATTTCCTTTAATAGCTCCATATACTAATGCGTCAATAATGTTACCATTGCATAGTACTGGTATTTTCATACGTTCTAGTTGATTTTTGGCATTTTTCATAGCCATTGACGTACCATATGCCTTTTTTATTACTGCTAATACATCTGCAGGAATCTGTACTCCAGTTCCAACTGCGTCGCCTGAGCCCAATTGTTCTACAAGCCGTTTCAATTTGTGTACAGTTTCTCTTAAATTTTTAGTACCAAACCGTAACATGTTTTCTGCTAAAATCTTGTCTAATGATTTTGTTTTCATATGTTTTTGTTTCCTTTAAGGGTTTCTAATAAATATGTTCTTGTTAACAATAATGAATATCATTCAAAAAAAAATAATAAAATTTGGATTCATGCAACGTATTTCATATTATTGTAATATAATTTAAAAGTTAACCAGTTATGAAACGTTTAGTGTGTATTGCTATTTTATTGTGTAATGCAGTTGTAGCACAGTCCGAATTGCCTCCGTATGTAGATGTATATATTACAGAATACATTCAATTTTATAAATATTCCAATTCAACTAATGATGATGCAATCATTGCACCCGATTCAACTTCATATGAAAAAACTGATTGCCATTATGTAATCGACTTTAATAGAGGCGTATGTGAGGTTTATTTCCAACAAGAATTAATCGGAGATGCCCCAATCATTAAAACGGTGCAAGATGGTAGTAAAATTATCGTTAAACTTGCAGATGCAGCAGACGATACTGAAATTGTAATTGATATTCAACAAAATGTCTTTATCTATGGATATGCGTTTAGAACAGAACGTATTGTAACATTTCCTACGAAATATACAATTACTTCTGCTAAATTATAAACATATGTTTTTATTGTTTTGTTGTTGCAGTTTTTTGTTGAATAACTTGAGCCACAAGAGCCATTTCATTTTTCGTTGGCGCCGTTGGGTTATTTGGATCTCGTTTTGTTACTAAGGTTGCATTATATCTTGCAATATCCGTATCCATACCTAGGTAATTTGATGGTGTATTTTGTATAGCGCTTTTTAGATTATCAAAATTTGCATCGGTACTCATAATTTCGCCAGTTATATACTCACCGGTTAATTTTTGATTTGTGAGTTTCTGAACTCTTTTACCGCCAATAGTTATCCCAGTTAATAATCCAGTATATTCATTTGCAGCATTTTTACCTAATGGTCCTAAAGAAAAACCTATATTTTGGTTTGCTGCATTTTGAGCTGGCATAGTTACACGAAGATCTAAAGCCAGTACACCTTCTGTTAGTAATCGTGCTTGATGTTCGGATAAATTTTTGGTTCCGAACCGCAACATGTTTTCTGATAAAATATTTTTCATTTCGTCCTTTTTACTACATATAAATATCACGCAAAAAAAAATAATGCAATTTGGATTTTTCAAACATTTTACATAATATAAAATAAAACATATATGATACGTTTCGGTTATGCCTGTATCAACATGGAGTTATCCGCCCTAGGTATTCGTACCGGTCGTGCCATGATTGATCGCAAATTTAAATTAGGCGGTTTGCAGTTAGCATCTGACATCGCACTTGCTAATGCCCGCGATTTACTTGCTATTCTGCAATGGAATGAAGCCCATGGTATTCGTTTGTTTCGATTAGGTTCTGAGCTCTTTCCGCGTTGGAATCATTACGAGCTTGCTGATTTACCCGATATCGATCTTATTGTGCAACACCTTCGCGCAGCTGGTGATTATGCTCGTGCACATGGCCATCGCATCACAACGCATCCTGGTCCATTTCACATCCTTGGCAGTCCCGATGCTGTAGTTGTTGATAATAGCATCATTGGTCTTGAACGGCATTCTGAGCTCTTTGATATGATGGGTTTTGCTCCTAGCTTTGAGAACAAGATCAATATTCACGTAGGTGCTACTTACAATGACAAGCCCGGCACTATTGCACGGTGGTTGCATAACTATGATCGTCTTTCAGATTCTTGCAAGGCACGTTTAGTTATTGAGAATGATGACAAGGCCTCCATGTATTCCGTGCGCGAATTGTATTCCATGTTGCATGCAGAAATTGCTATACCTATTACGTTTGACTATTGGCATCACACATTCAATACTGGTGACTTATCCGAACAAGAAGCATTCTTCATGGCTCGCGAAACTTGGCAACGTCATGGTGTTACTCAATGTACTCATTACAGCGAGTCTCGTCGACGTGAAGCACAGATTCTTATTGAGCGTATGTTTGCACATCACAACATTGACATTGCCGACTTGCCCAAATGGCCTACCTTTCACAAACAATACAAGGAGTTTACCAAGATCAAGGAGCAGGCTCATGCTGACTACATTACACAACTTCCTGCTACATATGGTGTTGCAGATCTCGATGTTATGGTTGAAGCTAAGGCCAAGGAACAATCATTGATTGCATTGAATGTAGAGTGTTGTCAAAACACCCAATTAATTTTAGAATAAGATATTTATATATAATATTATTAATTTATTATAAGGTTATTATGAAAGCAGAATATCGCTACAAAGTTAAAATTACCGATGATATTGCCGATGCACATGACATTATTCGTGCAGTAGGTAAAGCATTAACTGAAGGTAAAATCGACAAAGCTTCCGCACTTGACAATTTGGCTCGTGCATTGAAAAAATTAGAATCAGCAAAATACTATATTGACCGCGGATAATGGCAAAACGTTTTCCGTACATAGTTTTAGCAGCTGCATTTAGTTTAGCAGCAAGTGCCGCATATTACAGCGTGTTCGGATTAAGTAAATTGTTTGCATCACAAGCAACTGCCGTAATTATTTTAGCATCAACATTGGAAATTTCAAAACTAATATCAGCATCATATCTGCATCGTTATTGGCAACAAATTTCCCGTTTAATGCGAGTTTATTTAACTACGGCTGTCATTATATTGATGTTGATTACATCGATGGGCATATATGGATTTTTAGCTTCATCATATCAAGATACTTCAAATCGTTTACAGAATTTAGAAAGCGTTGTTACTAATTTAAAAACTAAACAATCTAGATTTCAAACACAACTTGATGCAGTATCCATCGAAAAACAAACAGTTGATAAAAATGTAACTCAATTAACTCAAGCATTATCTAATAATCAAATTCGCTATACAGACCGCAATGGAAATGAAATTGTAAAAACAGATGCAGGTAATCGCAAAACATATGAAAAACAATTGGATGTATCAATTCAACGCTTAGACAATTTATCAAAACGCGAAATTGCCTTAACTGATTCAGTTACTGCTGTCGATTTAAAAATTACGAGTTTGCAAACAACATCAGATGTTGCGGCAGAAATAGGTCCATTAAAATACATTGCAAAGATTACTAACAAGAGCATGGATACCGTAGTTAATTGGTTGATTTTAATGGTTATAATAGTGTTTGATCCTTTAGCAATTATATTGCTTATTTCAGCAAATAAAATTTTACATAATAAAAAAATCATCCAACTACAAGATGAATCATCTCTGCAGGCGGAGCAGTTAGAAGCAACTGAGGAGAGTCAAGCCGAGAGGATTAAAGCCCCAACTCGAGCTTCTGACAATGAAATTGTATTGCCACGTAGCAACGTCGAAATAACGAGTCCTAATTCAGAAATATTGTCATACCGAAATAAATTTAGAACAGAACGTGAAAAAAAACACAAAAAGTAGTACTGCACCGAGAGGATTTAAAAAGTTACAATGCAAATATTGCGATGATATTTGTCAAAAAGTAGATATTAATGCAACTGCAGTTACCTGTTTCCGTTGTGTATCAAAACTTGTCAATGGACAACAATTGGAAATACGAAAATAAATCAATATAATAAATTATGTTACAAGCAGAAAAACTCAAATCAAACTGGGAACGGTATCGCGAATTAGTGAATACTTATTTTCCTACCCGTAAAGATCAATTAAATAAAATGTATGATGAATTTGAAGATCGCATGGCAATGATGCCGGCATCATCAATGGCTCATTTTCATAATGCATTTGCCGGAGGATATGTAGATCACGTACTTCGAGTTATTGCTTGTGCTGAGAAACTTTATGAATCTTGGAGTGAGATGGGTGCGGATATGTCTGGTTATACTATTGAAGAACTTCGCTTTGCTGCAATGCATCATGATTTGGGCAAAGTAGGATTTCCGGGCGAAGGTAATGAAGTATATCAAATAGAAACTTCAGATTGGCATCGAAAAAATCAAAACAAGATGTATCGTCACAATGAAAATATTCCGTTTACCATGGTACCAGATCTTTCAATTTGGTTGCTGCAAGAATATGATGTTAAAATGTCTTGGACGGAATATCAAGCAATTAAGATTCACGACGGAATGTATGATGAAGCAAATAAACCATATTTTGTTGCTCGATCAGCACAAGCTAAATTAAAAACAAATCTTCCTATCATTTTGCATCATGCAGATCATATGGCAGCACAAATTGAATTTGAACGTTGGAGAAACAAACACAAAGAAACACCTAAATTGGTTTCGGAAAAAAATCGAGTACAAAAATCAACAGGACTAAAAAATTTAGCTGAAAATAACCCGGATGTTGAACAGTCATTAACGGATATCTTCAAAGCATTTAACGAGGAATAACATGTTATTTTTAATCATAACAAACATATTGCTACTAGGAGTAGCAGCATATTTAGGATATCGTGTATGGTATCTTGCTGGGGTCGTTGGCGACATTCAAGAACAAACTGATGACTATGTAAAAGCATTAGAAGGAACAAACGAATACATGTATGGTCAAATTGTACAAGCATACGAAAATATGCAACGGGTTGATTCGCGAGGAGCATTTGCTGCGGAAGATGAAGTAGGAACTACATTTGATATGTTAAAAGAAATAGTTGAAACATTAAAAGATCAATTCGATGCCGAGAGCCAAGAAAACAAGTAAAACATATTTTACTAAAATGACAGACCTAGCAATTGCTGGTTATAATAAAAGCACAGATGTTGCTACTCGCGAAAAAGTATATCGCAGATTTATTTATCCAGCGTTCATGAAACTTGCCGAAAATATTATAAATAAAGTTAAACCTGATTATATTGATTCTTCGTTTCAAGACTTACAAACCGATTTAGTTACATATTTAACTGCCCGGTTAGGCAAGTTTAATCCGGCTGCAGGAAAAGCATATTCATATTATACTCGTACTTCATTTAATTATCTGATTGCAGAAAATCAAAAAGCATATGCAAAACTAAAATCCGATGCACTTGAACTTGATGTTGATGAACAACGCAATGTGATCATAGAAATTTCCAATGCAGATATGTTGGAAACATTGCGAGAGTTTATGGATGCATATATTGCATATTGCTATGATAATTTGAATTATATTTTTTCAAATCCAACAGACATTCACGTAGCAGATTCAGTATTACATATTTTTGAAATTCGAGAAAATATTGAAGACTTCAATAAAAAAGCATTGTATATTTTTATACGAGAACGCACTGGTTTAGATACTACTAATATCACGCGCGTTGTTAAAGTTCTTAAACAGATATATGATGAAAAATTCAAAGAATACGAACAAACAGATTTCATAAAATTGCCTTTTTGATATTTATTTTAAAGGGTTTTTGAATATGGACAAAAACGATGAATTATTTAAAGGAACAACGTTTGCTGATTTGATGTCTGATGTTTATCACAATTCAAAAAAGAAAGATCGTCAAATCAATCAATTGATTGCTCAACTTCAGCCGCTAATAAAAAATGCATCCGATGCTACTATCATTGTTCCGTTAATCAAAGAATACTTAGATGTTGCAGTTAAAAATGATGATCATTTAGTTAAAT